TTGGGGTACTCCGCATAAGAAGCGTAAAACATTTTTGATCTCAGGGCTTTCAACTGAGGTCAATTATGCTTCTTATGATAATACCATAGTAGCTGCTGAGTGTGCTGTGAAAGAGAGAGTTCTATATGTTTTGAACAATGGAACCTTTTCACCACCACCAACACCTCTTGCTGGTTCTTATCCTATTTTACTAGGTAAGTATCAAGATATCTTTAAAAAGAACTCCACGTTTTGCAACCCGATGACGGTTTTGGCTTTTGCCGAATCATACCAGGCTCCGAAACGAGGAATGTATTTAAGAGCTATTGAGAGTTTGAATGTAAAGCCTTTCACGGAAAAAGATGCCGCCATTAAGGCATTTTTGAAGTTTGAGAAGTATAATTTCAAACCAAGCAAGAGAGTTGTACCCAGGATTATTTCACCTCGTAATCCTAGGTTCACGGTTTCTTTGGGTAGGTATGTAAAACCTATTGAGAAGAGAATTTACAAAATTATTGATATGCACATCTATGGATCGCCAACAGTGATGAAAGGATTAAACCAGTACCAGCGTGGGAAGGTTATATCTGATCATTGGGGTGCTTTCCTCGATCCTATTGCAATCGGAATTGATGCCAAACGATTTGACCAACATGTTTCTTTAGAAGCTTTACGTTGGGAACATTCCATATATAAATTGTTCTATCCCAAGAACAAGGAATTTAATAAATTGTTGAAGCTTCAAGAAAATAACAAATGTTTCCTTAGAACCAATGATGGTAGTCTTAAATACACGACTATCGGAGGCAGGATGTCTGGTGATGTTAATACGTCATGTGGAAACGTTTTGATAGCATGTAGTCTGGTAAAGGCATATGCTGATTCTCTTGGTATCAATATACGAATGGTAAATGATGGTGATGATTGTGTCATATTCATGGAATCGAAACATGAGGAGGTCTTCCGACGAAATCTCAATACTTGGTTTGTTAAATCAGGTTTTCAGATGGAGGTTGAGCCCACTGTTTCAATTTTGGAACAAATTGTATTCTGCCAGTCGCAACCTGTGTTTGATGGAACCCAATACCTTATGGTTAGGGATCCTCGAACCCATATTGCTAAAGATTGTGTGGCGCTTAAACCCCTCGATAACCCATCCATTTCGAAAATGTGGATGGCATCTGTTGGGAAATGCGGCCTATCTTTGACTGGTGGAATACCCATTTGTTCTGCGTTCTATGGATCTCTTGTTCGTGGTAGTTGTGGGTCGAAAATCCTTCGGGACCCAACCATGAACAAATATCACTTTTTAGGTACCGGAATGGATAGAAGTGCAATTAGAGATATATTGCCTTCAACCCGTTATTCATTTTGGCTCGCTTTTGGAATTTGTCCAGATGAGCAAGTTGCGTGTGAGAAATTTTATGAAACTGTTGAACTTTCAAGTTCAATTGTGGATAAAAATTCATTCGTTTACTTGCCCATGTAAACTGACACGTCGGAGAACGTTACTCCCCCTGCTCGGAGAGTATTGGGTCATAACTAGTAATATCCCAAAACTATTATTTTAGTGCTAAACAGAATGCCAACAGACTGCACGGAGATCCCCTGAGTTTAGTTATGATGTACAGTCGCTCTTTGTCATGAGGTATCCAATATAATGACAAGAAAGAATACAAAAGCAGTTGCCTTCACTGCTCCCAAACAAAAGAAGGCTCAAGCGAAACAAACGCGACCAAAGAAATCTAAACCATTTCAAGAAGTTGGATCAATTGTAGGTAATGCAATTGGTTCAATGTTCGGAAATGCTACTGGAGGAAAAGGTATCGGTAGGTTTTTAGGTTCAGGAATTGGTTCAATTTTTGGATCTGGTGATTATACAATGATGGGCCCTAAACCATCATATAATGTTCTCACTAATTCAGCTCAAATTCCCAAATTTGACACAACAAAGCAAACAAATATTGTCTGTCATAGAGAATATTTGGGTGACATCACCGGTACTGCTGGGTTCAATAATGCTAGCTATCCACTTAATCCTGGATTGGCTTCAACCTTTCCATGGTTGGCTACTGTTGCTCAAAACTACCAAGAATATAAGTTTCATGGTGTGATTTTTGAATTTCGTTCATTAATTACTGATTTTGTCACTAATGGTGCTCCTGGTGTTGTCATTATGGCTACTAATTATAATGCTGATGCTCCTATTTACACAACTAAACAAGAAATGGAAAATAGTGAGTATGCTGTCTCTGTCAAACCAACCATAGATTTATGTCATGGTATTGAATGTGCTGTTTCACAAACCATATTGCCTCAGCGATATGTTCGTAGTGGATCGGTACCTGTTGGACAAGATTTGAGACTTTATGATTATGGAAATTTCCAATTTGCCACTCAAGCAAATCCTGTACAGGATTTGGGTGAATTGTGGGTTTCCTATTGTGTTGAATTTTTGAAACCTATCCTACCAATTGATGTTGGTGGTGATGCAACAAGCGGTCACTTATATAAAACTGGGGCCACCACTGCTGCACCACTAGGAGTTGTGACATTTGTCAATTCTGGTAATATGGGATTGACTACAACTGGGACGAGTTTCTCATTTGTTGCTCAACCTCAACAACAATATAATTTGACAATTAGTTGGGCCTCGGCGACATCAGTCACTGGTGGTCCTACTTATGCATTTACTGGATTACAGCAACAGACTTATTACCTTGGTGACTTGTCGACACAAGCCAATTTATCGAATGGTAGTGCTGTTGCTTTTAACACTTGTGTTCTTCAATGTACACTTGTGAATCCTGGTTTGGTAACTATTGCTGTTTCTGGAATGACTATTGTGGGGTTAACCTCTTTGGATATTTTCATTACTGAGAGTAGTAATACCATTAAGGCATAATTGTTTCGTTGTCTGGTCCGAAGACGTTAAACTACGCCCAAAGGCGTTAAACTAAGTCAGAAAAGATGTTAAAATCATAATGTTTAGCTTCATTGCAATAACATTATTTTAATTGAACTATAGCCCGAAGGCTCTAAACTACATTAAGCGGTGTTTTCGCCCTGTTGTGTAAGATGGGTTGCATGTTGTTAAGCAATGTGTTCCCAAACGGATAGCAACCGTTCACTCCCAGCTCTG